AAGGGGAGCAGGGGACTTGGCAAGTACAAGCCTTCTTGCATTACGTAAACGCTGAAGGTTTATATTGGCCTTTGAAATATGATGGAAAACCTTATTTAGGTTTGCCTGAAAAGTATATAAATAATGATTTACATGGCGCGGCAGCCTCTATTTCACAAAGAAATTATACCGTTCCGTCTTTTTTTAACTTAATAAAGGAGAAATAATGCAATACATATACGGCGCAGATGTAGAACCTACAAAAATAATCGCTGGCGCTGTTTATATTTATGAAGGGGCTTGTGATAATTGGGAAACTATAATTAGCAGTATAGAAAAAGAAGTTGAAAATAAAGACTCTGGGATATATTTCGAACCAGCCTCCACCCTTGATGGCAACACCCAAGGGCTCCGTAAAAATAAAATTATGTCTATTACAAGTTTCGCGAATAGAAAAAATGAAACTTGTAGGCAAGTACATAATTACGTTGGCCTATTATTAAATGAACATCTTAAATCTTATTCTAAAGCATTCGAATGTAATTTCGGCGATCATGAAGGTTATGGACTTTTGAAATATGAAGGGGCTACGTCAGATCATTATGATGCTCATTATGACGGGGGTCCAAATAATGGAAGATGGATTTCTGCCATACTCTATTTGAATAATAATTATGAAGGTGGAGAATTAGAGTTCGTGGCTTTCAATGAAAAATATAAACCGAAAGCAGGAACTTTAGTTATATTTCCCTCTAATTACGCTTATCGTCACATCGCCCACTCAGTAACGAAAGGCACTAAATACGCAATAGTAACTTGGATAACTGGAAGTTAATCAATCGAAAGATTTACTACTCCAAAAAAATTTTTTGTAACCTTCATAAAAAACCGTTTTAAGTTTGCTTAAATTTTTTACAACTTGCTGCTGGTCTATTTGGTCTCCTTTTTGCATTTGCCACTCATCTCTCTTAAATGGAATAATCTGAACTAAAGGCGTGCCAGCAGGTATTATTCCTTCGAAATTTGAGTCTTTCAAAATAAAAGGAAAGTTTACTGGGTTTACATACTCATCAGTATCAACAATTCCTTCAAAGATATTAAAATATGAGTTACTTCCATGTACAGGGTTTATGAATAAACAAGAATAACCTTTCGGAGTTTTAATTGACCATGGGTTTAGAAATTTAGGAACGCCTAATCCGTTGCTTGCGTAAGGGTGATTTACTAATTGCCGTTTATGGTGGAAATCGAAAGAAAAATTATTACTGGCTTGTGAAACAACAAGTCCATCTGTTGTCTTCTCAATTGAAATTTCTTCATGAGTTACGATTACATACCCGCTAGTTAAAGCATCAAAAACTGGCATGCATTTTTTTATAGTAGAGGTTTTGTCTCCATTTATTATTTCTTTTGGTTTATCAGAAAAGTAAGGCTTTTGATTTTTGTACCAATCAGGTAAAACTTTTTTACTTGGCTTCGGGTGATATTCAAGTTCGATATGAAAATTACCCACTTGAGTAAAAGTAATTTTGTGCATGCGGCAATATTATACTATTCAGCAACCTGCCAAGTCTTATCAGCCTCGTTCCAAACTGTGTAAGCAATTCGGTTCACCTCATCTATCGGTGGGGGAGCGACTGGGGGTAGCCACTGTTTAATTGTGCTGTCCCATGTCCATGAAGGATAAGGTTGAATTTTCTCTTCTATTTCTTGATTATGGTTAACACCTTCATACTCAGTCAATTTCCGACCTTCAGTGCCTCCATGTAATTCTACAAATTGATTTATTTCCCCTGTTGAGGGTTCATGATCGAAATGAATAGCGTTTAATACTTTTCCGTCTTTCAATATCGCTACTATGGAGTCCATTTAAGCACCAATATCTTTCCGGCTTCTCCTGCGGTAACTTGTACGAAAGTCGGGTTGCCTCTTCCACCTTGACCGCCCCTACCAGCCTCAAGTTTTGTTCTAGTTGCAGGATTATATACATTTGTGGCAGGGTCTCCTGTAGGCGTTCCCGCAGCACCAGTCGTAGCACCAACATTATCCGAGCCCCCACTGCCACCAACGCCTCCGTTTGCTGTTAATGAAAAACCTGTAGATGTTCCTCCAGTTCCTCCAACGCCTCCTGCTCCTGGCGATGTACCATTATTTCCTATTACGCCTCCTGCACCTGCAGTTAAACTATAAGTTCCTGTTAATGCTATAGCAGTGTTGTTGTGAGCAACTCCTCCAACTCCACCATTTCCGCCTTGTCCGATACCAGCCCAACCGCCTTGTCCGCCACCGCCACCGCCACCGCCAACTACGACTACATGTGCGTATTGGCCAGCAGTGTAATTACCTGCGGTGCCGCCTGATGTTTCATAATTTCCGCTAGATAATCTAGATAGAGTTATTGTTCCGCCATCAGCAGTAATTTTTGGATTTACTTTGTTGATTGTTAAGTCACTAGATGTGGATGCTTGCGCTGTCCAACGCCCGATCGCAGAAGCAATAGTCGTATTTCCAGATGCCGTAGTAACAGCAATTTCTGCGAGTAAAGCATCATTAGTTCCATATACGAACACAGTAACAGTTCCAGTAGAGCAAACAAGAGAATAAGTTCCTGCTTCGTTGAAAGACGAATCTAGCCATTCATAGGTTGTACCTACTTCAAAAATTTCAGCATTCAACGCCCTAGTGTTTATACTCTCTTGGATAGTAACAAGCGGGTTGATAAAATTACTTCCGTTTTGAGCAACAGCCATTAGGCGATCTCACTTCCGAAGGCGTTAAATGATTGACTTGCTGAAGAAGCATAAACAGTAATTACATCCGCTGCATTTAGAGTGGCGCCAATAGTATAAGAGTGATTAGCGTTCGCTGGTAACGCAACATCATAAGCAATATAGTGTTTAGCGGCCAAACTCTCACCATCAGGGCGAATAGCAATTCGATAAGACCCTGCTGTTGTTTGGTTACATACAGTAATAGTTGATATTACAGTTTCAGTTGCTGAAGGTACTGTGTAAAGAGTAGTAGCCGTTGTTGCGCTTGGATTTGATTGTCCGAGCACTTTGTAAGTAGTTGCCATGGTTTAGCCTCCTATGAATAAGAACGAGTTTAGCACGCCAGTAGTTAAAGATTGTGCTGTAACTAGGCTTGCCGACGAGGAAATTGACGCGTTTTCAGTTTGGGTTTGGTAGGTATTGAAAAAACTTGGAACTGTGGTCCAAGTAATAGTAGTTAATGCGGTATAAGTGGCTGCTCGGGCATTTAAGGCAGTATAAGAAGCATTGCCGTATTCAAAGTATTGATATCGACCACTAAATACATAACTTGAGAGTGCTTGGTTTATTTGTCCATCTAAGACATCTATGTTGGCTGTAAGAACTCCGAATAGAGAATCTGAAACTAATCCTACATAAGTTTCAGCAGTTATTGCAGGACTTATGTCTGCTAAGTTAAGAGTTCCAGCGGTTGTGTAGGGCAAACTAATTGTATAAGTCCTGCCTTTGGGAAAGGCTTCTTCGACTGTAATTGTATAGGGAATTGGGACAAGGTCTGGGTCATTGGTAGCAGGAAGAGTTGTGCTAAAAGAGCCATTAGCATCTAAAGTAACTGACTTAGTAGAAGGAACTATCATTTGATTATCTGTACCATTTTGAATTAAATCACTCAAAGTAAATTTAACTTGCCCACTAATAGCAGCACCAGTATAATCAACGAAGTTTCCTGCTACTGCAACAGTAGTTATTGCTGCACCCAAAGCCATTACCCAACACCTCCTAAAAATGGATTAGCAACTAAAGGTGCAAGTGCTTGTATTGCTGCTAAATCGCTGATTACATCTGCGCTTGCAACATTTATAGCAGTTGAAATAGTTCCACCAATATTAGTCACTGGTGTTATTCCGTCCATAATTGCGTCATAAGTTGTAAATGTTGCGATTGCTACATTAGCCATTTTATAGTCCCATCAATAAATAAGGGCTTAAAGATACTTTTTGTATATTTCCTACTTCATTACTTGCTAGCGTGGCATTAGCCGTAGCGGTATCGGCAATAGTTTCTGCACTATCTAAAGTAGAAAAGGTTCCGTTAGCACCATTATATTTTGCTAAAAGAGTATTATATTGAGTAGTTGTTACGAAACCTGCTGCTTCAGAACTGCTTACTGCTTCAGATAAGTCAGATAAGTCATAGGTGGCTGTTCCTGAAGGTAGAGTAACAAAGAAGTCTCGCCCACCACCAAAAATCTCTTCTATTCTATAAGCGATAGGGTTAGGCGTATAATCTGTATCGTTAGTTACTGGCAAGGTTACAGTAAAAGCACCATTGCCGTCTAAAACTTTAGTTATGGCTTGTCCTACTACTATTTGATTTTGGTCAGTATCTATAACATTACATATAGGAGTAAAACGAATTAAACCAACTTGCGCTGCGCCAGTAATATCGACGTAAGTTCCGTTTAATACACAGGTAGAGATGTCGCCACTTAAAGCCACTTTGAACTCCTAACCCATTAACAAAAAGGAATCAAATCCTCCTGCTGCTGCTGATGCCCATTTTACTCCGCCTGACTCATTAGAATCTGCTGTGAGGACTGTGCCGTTTGCGCCAACGCTTAATTTCGCTACGGTGTTATCGGCTGTAGCAACAAACATATCACCCTTGCTATCTACAAGAACTTGAGGAACTGGATACTGAATAATCGAAATAGCCATGATTAAACTCCTTGTCGGATAACGCCAACTGTTTGAGTGCTTGAAGCGACTACGCCATAAATACCTTCGCCGTCTTGTAATTCAATAGCGAAAGCGGTTCCTGCTAAAAGTAAAAAGCCATAAGAGGCTGTGGTAACACCTGTACCACCGATATAAACACTTTGCCCATTGGTTGGGTTCTGTACTAAAACTGTTTGTCCATCTCGACCTGCGCCTGTGGCAGAAAGTAAGGTAGCAGTAGTACCTACTGAAACTTGTGCGTGAGTTAATGCCATAGTTGCTCCTTTAGGAAAGAGCGATACTTCATTTCTGAAGTACCACCCTTTCTAAATAATTAAGTAAATCTTTAGGCTATACGGTAAATTGATACTGTCGTTGGGGCAGTTACAACTACTTCCCAGCGAGATGCTTGTCCAGCAGTCGCGGCAGTTGTTGCAAGTCCTACGATTGTTACACCAGTTCCACCAGCCAAAGTAGCAACGTATGCTGCTAAGTTGATATAACTGAATTTAACGCTTGTTCCTACAACTGCACCTAGTTCTGCAATAAGAGCAGCAGCAGTTGGTGTTGTAATAGTTCTTGCTGTTGTAAGAGTTGCAGTATTAATACCACCAAGAATACCTGCTGTTGTAAGTACCATTGAGGTACCATCAGCGATATTTGTTACTGACCTAAGTTGCTTTAATTGACTTTTAACAGTAAGTCCGCCAACAACCGCATTACCTCGCGTAATTTGATTAAACATATTTCTCCTTATTTTGGAGAGGGAGAGGGTTTTAGTCCCCCTCCCTACTCAATTTAATTAAGCGACTACTGAATCCCAGAACCAACCTAGATCAGAAGCAATAACTTTATTGTCAAAAGCCATTTCTCCTTCAATACGGTCTGCCTTGAGAGATTCCATACGGAATGAACTTACGCCGATTGTTGAACCGATACCGCCTGATACGCCTGTCCATGAGAAAGAGTATCCAGCAGAAGGAGTCAACAAGCCTGGTGTTGGAGCAACATAAGCAAGAAGGGCTTTCTTTCCAGAAGTAAATGAATACGCCTGTGAAGCACCTTCGTTGTTTGTAGCCTTAACACCTTTAGAGATGATAACGCGAGGAATATCAAACATTGCTGCCAACATATCAGCAGTAATAGTCTGTGCAGATGTGTACTTGATACGATCTACGATATCAGGGTGATTCTTTAGTGCACGGAATACATCGTATCCCAATACTAAAGTGTTTGGTTCCATACCAGTTGTTGAAAGAATACCTGCCTTAGCGTCTTCGATATCATCAATTGGGTCTGAAGCAGCATAGTCTGACCATTGCTTTACTTCGTTTGATGAAGGAGAACCTGAAACGCCATCATAATCGTTAGCCCAGATACCGCCAGCAAAGAAGTCTGTGTTCCATTGGATTTCTTTACGAAGCATTAAACGACGAGTTACAAACTCTGTTGCCTCGCGTAGTGGATTCAATGGTGCATCTGCGTTAGCAACAGTCTGATCATCTACGTCCTTATGGAACGCAAATACATCTGCACTGTAGTTACCAGTTGATAGACCATAACCTCCACCAGCAGATTCAGTTCCACCTGCTCGGCGTTGAGCCTCGTCACGGAACCAATCGTTCTTGGTGTAGGTAAAGAATTTGTCAGACTTCTTGTCCACAGGAATTACTGGGAACACCTTGTCTGCAATAAAGTTGTCTTGATTTTGTAGATATGCTACTGAAATGTTTGTCAGAATCGCATCTACGTGAACTGAGTTAATACTTGGTTGTGGCATGAGTTGGCTCCTTAGTTGGCTCTAGTTGGGTTAGCACAGTTAATTACCGCTGTGATTACGTCATTACTTGCGCCACCTGAGATAGCGGTTCCAACAACATACTTAGTTGTATCTGTCGTAGCAAGAACGCTTGCTTTTGCTGCGGAAGTTACACCTAGTATGTCACCGATAGCAATAGTTGCTCCAGCGACTAACTTAGTTCCACCAACGATAAGAATTTCTGCTTCTTGTCCTGATGTTGGGGCGTTCTGCAATACACCGATTGGAATATCGGTTGCTGCTGAACAAGTAACAACTGTGTCAGTTGTACTCAATTTAACAAAAGTATATTGAAGGGCTGATAAATCGGCTCCTGCAACTCTTGTAATTTTTACTGAATAATTACTAAATTCAAATGCCATTTTATTTAGCACCTTTCTCTGTTAGGTATTGGCTGTATAAATCTGGGTTAGCAATAACAGCACTTGAGAAGGCTTGCTCGAAAGTTACGCCTTTTTTGGTTTCTGTTACTGATTTAGCCAAAGATGTTAATTGGTCATAAGCACTTCCAGATGCTGGATTTACTGACTTACCAATTTCTGCAAAGATATTCGCTGACTCTGCTTGTGCATTAACTGAAGAAAGTGCTTCTTCAACTGACTTAGCAAGGTCTGAATTAACTTCTGCTAATTGACGAAGTGCTGGACCGATTTTTTCAGCATCAAGACCTAAGAACTTCCAAGCCTTTGCTTTCTCGACTGCTTCTTCATCTGCGCGAGCAATTCTTTCTGACTTTAGAACTAATTCGATTTCTGCTACACGAGTTTGTGCTTCTTTCGCAGACTTCTCCATAGATTCTAACATTTCACGAATTGGCTCTGGTGCTGATTTAATAAGTGAAGTAATATCTTCTTTCTTCATCTCATCATCTTCAGGTTTCATCATTTTTGCTAATTTTTTATTAGCCTTGTCTAACTCTTCTTCAAGGTCAGCAATTTTTTTCATCATGTCGTCGTAAGACATTTTCTTCTTGTCTTCGTCTTCATACATATTTTTCTTTTTTTCATCTTCGCGCATTGACTTTTGGGTATCGTCTTCATGCACAGACTTTTGTGTTTCGTCTTGGGCCATAGTTTCCTCCTCAGTACCTTTCTGGTACAGACTTTCATCTGAGTTATTATCTTGTTTGTTTAGGTCTGAAAGAAGGTCGTCCATGCCAGTCAAATTATCTGACTTGATGACTAACCAACCTTCATGAAGATGAGCAGGGTGGTCAACTCCAGATGCTTCTTCTATATTCAAAGAAACCATCTTGCGGGCTTTGGCCATTCTAACTCCCGTTCATTATAGATAGTTTGACATCGTGCCTCTATCTAACTTCTAAGAATAACACACGATAGGGTTTATTTTATCTAGTAGTTGCCCTTATTTCGTGCCGCAGCAATATTCCGTAGTTTCGTGTTTGATGTGTCGAACTTTATCTGCTCATAAACATAGCAGTCGGTACAGATTATGATATTTCCCCACTGGGTTCCTGAAAACTTAGGATTGAAGAATCTTTCGCATTTAGGGCAAGTTTTGGCTTTGCTCATTACTTTACTGGTCCTCCGACCACCCAAGCACGACATGTTCTTTTTGCGGCACACTTGAAATCAAAAGCCTCGCAGTATCCTAATTGACCTGCTGCGTCTATAGAGTCAAACTCATCTTGCCTAT